CAGTACCTGCTTCATCACCTACGACAACATTATAATTACCACCACTAACAATGGAGTTACCTGCGTTGACACCTGCTTTGAAATTAGAAGTACCTGCGGTATTTGTAATAAAGTCTGCACCTGTGCCAATCTGTACTTGATTATTTCCACCATCAACAAACAAAGCATCCGTTACTCCGTTAGATTCAACTCTGAAGTCTACATCAGCAGAACCTTCGTTAAATACTACACCTGCATTTGAAGTTAAAACTCCACCAATAGTAACTGTTGATGCCATATTGGTTGGACCATCAATATCTACTGTATCTAAGTTAGCAGTTCCATCTATATCTATATCGCCAGAGATGTCTAAACTAGCACCTGTTAAAACACCTGCAACTGTAAGCGTACTTGCCATGTCAACTGCACCATCAATGTCCACGACATCAAGGTTAGTAGTTCCGTCTACGTCTAAGTCACCATTAAAGTCTACGTTACCAGTAACTAGTAAAGTAGTTGCCATGTTTACAGCACCATCTATATCTACTACATCTAGGTTAGAAGTTCCATTTACATCTATATCGCCATTTACATCTATATTGCCTTCAATATCTAAAGCAGTACCAATTAGTGTTTGAGTAAGTGTTATTTGTCCATTTGCGGCAATAGTCATAGCGTCTACGTCTGAAGCAGATCCTATAGTTTTTCCGTCACCGATAATAAGATCGTCAGTTAATGTGACTATACCAGTAACAGCCAAAGTACCGCCTACAGTAGCTAAACCACCTATAGTTGCATCATCTGTTACTGTTAAATCATCTTGTACTTTTAAATCTACAACATTAAGACTAGCAAAAGCGTCTACTATGGCCGCACCAGAACCTGCTCCATCTGAATAAACTGCTTTTGTATCTCCTGGAGGAATAGTTATGTTAGCTCCACTACCTTGAGAAATAATTATGTTTTGAGAACCAGATGTCCCATTTTCTATAAACCACAACTTGCTAATTGTGTTCGGGCCTATTGTTATAGTACAAGCACTATCAAGAGTACCTGCGTATTTTAAATAAAGAGATCTACCTGGATCAGTAGAACCGTCTGCTATTGTTGTAGCATGTGTATTAGCATTAGTTGTAATTGTTTCAGTACCAAAACTAAAAGCTTCTCCAATTAATTCTAAATTTGTATTGGTCGAAGTTCCCCAAGTACCAGATTCATCACCTGTGGCTATTTCTTTTAACCTTAAATCATTTACATAAGTTGCCATATTCTATGCTACCTCTTCCCAATTCGGAGTTTGTATTTGATTTATGTTAGCATAATTTTTAGTTTGTGTATCATCTATCAATGACCAAACCAATACCTGACCAACAGAACCAACTGACTGAACCCCTATTACAGCTACGTTTGCTTCTGAATCTGTGGTAACTGTACCAAGAGATCCAGTTGCTGTATTTAAAGTAACTGATAAGTTATTATTTGTTATTAATGTTGCAGTGCCTAACGCACTGGTGCCTACAGTTCCAGAACCTGTAAGAGTAACAATAGCTTCGCCATCTACTGCTACTGAAAGACTACCGACTGTCCCAACTGCTCCTGCTATAGAAGCAATTGCTTGTGCATTTACACCTGCAACTGGTGCGCCTGTAGTTGCTGCTGCTGGTGCGGTAAGGGTAACAGGTATAGTCCCTTCATCCCAACCTAGTTCACCAAAACCAGCTCGACCCCAACCACTTAGTAGCTGAGCCATTTTACGCTATTCTAATTATCGCTGTACTCGCTGCTGCTGCTGGAAAAACAATAGTAAAATCGCCAGATGTAGATGTTTTCTCTCCACCAAAATCAATAGTAGCAACAGATTTGTCACCATTAGTATCATTATAGATCATACAACCTCTAGCAGTAACAGTAGCTGTACCAAAGGTTAGATCTGCAAAATCAGTAAAACCTGTGGTGCCAGCACTTGTTGGTGCTACTTTTGTTAATGCAGCCCCACCAGAAGTATAGTTTGTGCCACTTGCTTGACCTGTAGTTGTAAATGCAGTTGTAGTTGCGCCTAAGGTTGCAGAGCTTGTATATAGTGCAAGTTTAAAGGCATTACCACCAGTTGCAAAATTATGTGTTGCTTCTAATAGTTCTTTTTTAAAACTTGTTGTTAATGTTGATGTAATCGCCATATTAAATCCTTTTTATTATATCTGCTAACTCTTGATCACCAGATTTAACAAAATCCTGTATCAGGGAAGCTTTATAAGATTTTAAAGCATTTTTTATATAAATCAAACAAACTTGGTAAATCAAATTTTGATAAGCTCTAGCTTGTTCTTTTATATGCGGTGAAGTATTGTCTGAATATCCTACAATTTTCTCTGTTAATCTTTCAGCCCAGAACTCTGGAGGGTGTCCTCCGAAGTTAGTTGTCGCTATTTCTACCAGTCCTAATTTTGGCATTCCCTCTGGCGTAATCTTATCTACCATTTTTTAGGCTCTACAGATTTTTGTAAATGTTCGTCATTACGGCCTATAAGAGTTGGTTTATGTTCATATTTTTTTATTTCTAATTCACTAAATTTAGAAACATGTAAACTGTTTTCATCTTGCAAAACTACCAAAGGATCTGCAAGTCTATGGTATCCGTATAGTTTTTGTTCTGCTGGGACATTAGTATCTAACAAACCACTACTAGCAGCTACTTCTACTTGTATATTATTTAAAATACATTTAGATAACCAAAACTCAACACAAGCTCTACCAGATTCTGCAAAATGCAAATTACCTTTATAACTAAAATCTACACCAAACATTTTTATATTTGCTACTTCATTCCAACAAGCAAAGGCTACTGCGTAAGCAACTGTGTTATTTAAGTAATAACAATTAGTATCAACAACTATTTCTTTAATAGGATATTCAACTAAACCAGGGCATCTGTCATCTAACTGACATGTGTATATAGGGCCTTTATGTTCTTTTAATACTCTAGCCATACTGTTAGTTTGACCACCAGCATCATCGCCTTCTAAAAATCTTGATGGGGGATCCATCATAAACACTCTGTCGTGAAATATTACATCTGCTACAGCATTTATTGCCCATACTTCATCAAAATGAACGCCATGAGATTTAGCTAAATTATAATCAAACCAACTTTTACCTAAACCAACTATGGCTATTGATTTACCTTTAAGACCTGCAATTTTTTCCATGTACTTTTTAAGATACCGTTGTCCTCAGTGAGTCATGACGGTATTCATCTCTCCTTCCGCGAGCTTCTGCAAGATTTTTTAATCTTGTAATTTCAAGTAGAAATCTTTGCTCGTATTGTTGTTGTATATCCGGCTCACCTTTCAAAAATATGTTAGCTTCTACCAATGTCCCATATAATAGTGCATTTCTAGCATTTTGTGAAATCCAAGTCCCAGTGGTATCTGTTACTATTGAATTTGGTTTAAATAAGTAGTGCAATTCAATAGAATAATCAGCATCTGGCACAGGACTTACAATTAATGTAGATCCATTATTTCCTGCTGTAGATAGTTCTTTATCAAAATCTGCGTAATATAATGGTTTAGCTCGTTCACTAATTGCTGTAGGATCGACTGAAAATTCACGCATGAAAGATGTATGTTTTTTATCTAAATAGTGATAATCACCATTACCATCTATAATTGCAACTGAAAAACTCATTTGAAAATCTGATGGAGCTGTTAAGTAAGTGTTGCCTGTGGTTAAGTTACCAGTAACATTCTTACGAAAGTAATCAAATTGTATTAACTCAAATATTCTTTCTTCTGCATTTTTAATAAAATCATCAATAGTAGCTACAAATGTAGTTTCTTCGTTTTCTACATAATTTTTAATTAATGTTTTTAATTCAGTTAATGTCATGATGTAGTAATTGTAACTGTCCCTAATGATCCTGTCATCTTAGGAGTTGTAAAATTTGTTGGCAGTGTTGAAGGATTCATGAAATTTGATTTAAAAATAGATGAACTTACAACCACAACAAAACCCTCTCCTTCTTCTTGATCATTGTTTGGTCTTGGTTTGTATAAAGCCTCAGGATCTGATTTTGCTGTAAGAGGTTCTAATTGTGGATGTTTAGGTTCAAAACAATCAGAACATACTTTAGCACCATTCCATTCTTCTTGTAATTCACTAAATTTGTATTCAAATGCACACCTATCGCATAAAGCTTTTGCAAATTTACCAGAGGCGTAAGCCATCTTATCTCATCCTAATATCGGGTCTTACTCTAAATGATGCTCTATCTTCATCCTGGTCTGCCGCTCTAAGGAATTCTTCTTCGTATATAGCTTTTAACTGTGGAGTAAGTTGTGGGTTTTTCTTTAATGATATGTAGTAAGCTAACCCTGCAACAAAACAAGGATAAAATCTAAATGGCATATCCATAGTATTGTTAGCCTTGTCTGCGTCATCCATTCTTACTATTTTATTAAAAACAAGAACATCTGTAGAGTTTTCTGGTGCAGGCCATATTTTTAAAACTGGTGTAGTTAGCTTATCAAAAAAGAATTGTGATGGTCTAGCTTTAGTTGTTTTATTTGGTATGTTTGTATATGCAGATCTACTAATTCTATTAATGCTTATATCAGTTTGCACTCCATTAACTGTTCTACGTACCACTACATCCAAAACATCAATTACATTTGCATTTAAAGGATAATCAGTTGTGCTTTCAGTGACTGTTTGCGTAGCTTGTTCTATTGTCCACTGATTAAGACCTCTGTTAGCCCATTCAGCAAGCATAATGTTTACGCTTCTAATTGCACTTTTTAAGTCGTATCCTGTTCTTAATTCAAGCCCACATCTTTCATAAGCTTCTTCTATAAACTCAGTTACATTAGGTTCAAAATTTGTGCTGCCTGATAATGCCATTATTTCTTTTTAATTTTTTTTAAAGACTTTTCTATTTGTTTAGCTTGTTTTGCGTGCAATCTAGAAGCACCTTTTAGCTCTTTAATTAGTTTTCTTTTTGCTGTTACGCTTAATTCTGTCATTATTTATTATCCTCTTGGTTATATAAATTATCAAATGTTATATTTGGATCTATATAACTTTCATGCTGCTCTGCTGAATGTGTCCATTGAGAAGGCATAAAGTCTGGAGCTCCTTCACCTACACGCCACAAAGCAGGATTTGTAGCCCTTACTCTATTATTTGGTAAAGCTACAAAGTTGCCAGTGTATTCACCAGCATCTGTTAAATATAACACATGTGACTGTTTATGTTGAGCAGGATCATCTGCTATTGAGTTGTCAGTATAATCTACTGTAAACAAATATTTACCCATGTGAAACTCACCACCTATTTTGCAAAGCCAGGGTGATGAACTAACTCTATCTAAAACTACAACAGAATGTTCGTGACTTAAACAATCCCAAGGTTGAGCTAAATGGTCTTCCATAGGAGTTGGCCATTCCTCTAAAGGAATATCTGCTACTAAAGCTTGGATAGGCATTCTTGCCCACATAGCACCGCCATGAATATTTGGCGCATCTTCTTCTTGATCTATTTCACAACCAGTAAAAACAACTTGAAAAGATAAAGATCTATCTGGTAACGTATTAACAGCTATTACTAGAGCATGTAGATACTCTCCGTGATAGTTGTTATGGTTGGCTGTAAATTCTTTTCTTACCCAACACTTAAACTGAGGTATATTGGAAATTAAATATGACATTTAAGGTGCAAATTAAACTTTGCCGCCTTTAGCCATATACTTAGTTCCTTTCATGGCACCACCTTTGGACATGTACTTAGTGCCTTTCATAGCACCACCCTTTGACATATACTTAGTACCCTTCATAGCACCGCCTTTAGCCATATACTTAGTTCCTTTTACAGAGCCACCCATTGCGTAACCTTTTGTTCTTTTAAACATTATTTATCCTTTTTTTTAACAACTTTTTTCTTAGCTGGAGTTTTTTTCTTAACAGGTTTTAAATTTGCTGCTTGATGATAACTTTTTCTACTGCCCATAATGTTCTCCTTTAAGATATGGTTGTGACTTTTCTTTTAGGTGACATAACTTTACCACAGCCTCTAGCTATAAAACCACCACCTTTCTTTTTAACTCTGTTTTGTTTGGCCATAGACCTATCAATAGCGTCTCCTCTTTTCTTTTCATAAGAAGATAATTTACCATCTTTATTTAAATCAGCAGGGCCGCCGTTTACCATTTTTTTTCTTGTTTTAGCAGCATCTTTAAAGTTTTTTGCAGTAGGTGCGCCTTTGTCTCCTACGCTACGCATAGTTTCACCAGATCCGCCGGCTATACGTTTCTTTTTTGCTTGTATGTTTGAATATAATCCCATTTAACAACTCCAGTCTTTTCGCGCCCAATAGTTTGCACTACACCTGTCGCTTTTTATTCCACCACTTCTAGCACAATAACTTTTCTTTCTAGATGCGCTGTTTTTATGCATACCCATCTTTTTATCGCCAAAAGTAATACGTTTTACTTTACCACCATCGCTACTAGGACACATAACATAAACTTCTTTACGTTTCTTGTTGTAGCCTCCATTCCCTTGAGGAATGGCCCTGGGTTTATTTAATGTTACTGTTTTACCCTGCCATTCAGCCATTTTTTTTATGCAAAAAATGCAGTCATAGATCCAAAGGTTGCAGTTGTATAATTAATATACAAGCCACCAGTAAATAATAACCCATTATCAGGAATAG